GCTCGATCTTCTAACCAGTTTGAGTAGCGGCTCAGCCAACGCAGGAGGGGGGCCAGGTCGGACTCTCCCCACTGAGCACCGGCAGGGCGGTTGATGGCGTAATGCAGCACCACCGGCTTGTCGTTGGTGTCGAGGGCCGGATCGTAGGCCGGCAGGGGGGCAGGGTCGAGGTCGTCAATTCCGGCTTTCAGAGTAAAAAAGTCGGGCTGCTCTATATCGTTTTTCTTGCTCACAATCTCGTCAATGTTGGAAGCAGGGAGAGCGCGGAAGTAGCTCATCCCTCCGGCATCCGTGCTCAGCAGAATAAATAAATTTCCGGTTCGGGTGAGCTCGTCGCAGAATTCAAAGACGCGGGTCTCCATGCGGTTGAGTCGATGCGTCCAGACAGAATCGAGGAACTTGCCGGCCGTTTCGTCCTTGGTGTTGACCGTCAGCCCCCCGCCGACCACATATTGAGAAGTCAGTTCAACGATCCGGCGAGCGATCGGATTTTCGCGCCATGCTTCCAGGCACTGTTCGAGGATCTGCGAGCGGTCGTAGGTGAAGCGGTCGCGGTCTGTCTGGCTCAGCGATCGTGTGCCAATGAGAAAATTGTTCTCATTCTCGACCACCGCGAGAGCGGATCTCACGGCTGCCAGCGTCTTGCGTTGCAAGACGTCTGCGAATATTCGTTTTTCAAACAAAGTGTCAAGTAATCCCATGGTCTAACCTCTTCCTTTGGCGAGGTAGCCCCCGCAGGGGGCGGGCGAGCCATCCAAGGGAGGTCGCGTCGGCAGGCGCGGACGGTGTCCCTTCATGGCAGCCTGAATCCGCTCAAAAAGTCCTCCACATTTTTTACATGCTGAGCCAGGATATTGATCTGGCTTTGCAGGTAGTTATCATCGATCAGGTTTCCTCCGGCCGGTGGGGTGGGCGGTTGGGTTGTGCTCTGGCCGGTGGTTTTTTCGATCAGCTGCTGCAGGTCGATCAAGTCACCATTGAATAAATTAAGATCGATCCCCTTGCTTTCCGCGCCGAAGGCAAGACCATCACCGGTGGCGCTGTACTGCCAGAATAACCAGTCTTTCCAAGGCGCGGGAATGTCGGGTTTGGTGATGCCTGGGTTCATGGTCTTGAAGTAGTGCGCGATCCACAGTGGATAAATTTTCCAGAATTGCTCGGGTACGCGAGTCACCTTGTTGTTGCCGTGGCTCTTCCAGAATCCAGGCGATGTGTAAATGATCGGCCGCCGGTTGAGTATTTTTTCTACTTCCTCGAGGAAAGCGAGCAGCATCGAGTTTGAAGGGTAAAGGCCATCTTTGGCCGGAGCTTCGAAGTCGGCTGCAGGTGGCAGCTCTCCCGGGTTGTCTTTGAGCGCAGCGCAGAAGACCCGCGCTTGTGTGGTGGCCGGCAGGTCCCACCGCAGGAAGTGATACCCACCGCGGGGGAGTCCAGCATCTTTGGCAGCTTTCCAGTTGTATTCGTAGTCAACATCGATCCCGCCGCGTTCGCTGACCTTGATGAAAACAAAGTGTGCGCCGGCTGCAGCTGCTTTTTTGAAGTCCATCTTTTGAGCGGTGGATTTGTCATTTTGCCAGTGTGAACAGTCGATACCAAGGGTAGTGATCATTGGGTTAAACCTCCTGTGAAGACAGATAAAGGCGGAGCGCTGAGGAGCGTCAAGGCAAGGGCGAGCGGATGCGAGCGTTCCCGCAGCCTTGCGCCTTGCCGAAGCGCCGCGCTTGAATAAAGGGTAGAAAGATTTCCTGTTCTACTCCGGAATTTCTCCGATTCGCGCCGGAAATTAACTAAGTTAACGAGTTGTGTTCTATTTTGCTGCTGCCCCTTATTAATTAATATATATAGAGCAGTAGCAGCAGAGGAAGGAAGAAAATTTACTCTTGAAAAATCGGAGTTTTTCCGACTCGGACATGTTCTATCCAAATTGAAAATAGATCTATTTTTAAACGGATCCGGATGACATTTGTGGATCTCTCTAAATGACAAAAGTAACATTTGCTTTACCATCCCTCGTCCATGTCTGCGAGTGGGTCGGCTGCCTGGATGATGAAAGTGGGCGCGGAAATTGACCAGTCTTGTTGGTCAAGGACCGCGCAGAGGGCCGCGCCGATCAGTAGGTCGTCATGCACCAGCTCGCCGCTGTTGGGCGATCTGGTGCCATCCGGAACGCCCCATCTCACGCGCTTTTGTGGTCCTGGCAGGATCTCGAATTCGCACATGCTGACCTGCTCCCAAAGAGTGGGGCTGCTGTCAGTGTGTTCTTTGAAGCGGCCTGAGTCGATCAGACCCAGGAAGTCCCACAGTAGGGAGCTCTTGGTACTGACATTGAAGTCAAAGGGTATGACCTTTTCGCCGAGTGAAGCAGCCAGGAAGGAAGTCAACCCTGCCCCAACCCCTGTCGCGTCCACAACCAGAAACCGGATCCCGAATAATTCTGCGATCGCTTTTATTTCTCCGTATAAGGTTGAGTGTTTAACCCCGATCCATTCTTTGCGGTAAACGGTTTTGTAAGTGGGTTTGGCTATGATCGGATCGTCAACGCTGCTTAAGTCCACCTCAAAAATTGTGAGGGCGGTACTGTCGCGTTTGGGGTTGGCCAGCTCTTGATCTCCGGTCAGGTCCTCCGGATCGGCGATGATGGCTTCATCCTCGCCGGCCACATCGAGGGTCATGGCATATAGTTTTTCTTCCTCGGGAGCTGCGACCGGCAGGTGTTTTCCCTGCATCAGGGCGCAGCGCTCCGGTGGGAATAGTCCACCTTCCGCGTCTATTTCTTCGCTGAAGTATTGGGTTTTCACCATGGGGTGCTGCCGTCCAAGGCGTTTAACCTGGCCGTCAACAAAGTCACCGTAGGCGGGTACTTCCGCTCGAACATCATTCGCGGTCAGCACGAACACCCTCCGGATCCCGTCTGCTTTTTCTGCTTTCCTGGCTGCTTTCAATTCCCGCGCTAAAAGTGTTCTCGAAGTCCAGGCAGTCCCCCAAAAGACCCGGGTAGCGTTGATCGATGCTGCCATGGGCGCGATGTCCTTGTCGAACTTGGCCGGCAGCACGTCTTGTGCTTCGTCCACCTCGAGCAAAACATTCGCGGTAGCTCCCACGATGTTGGATCTCGGCTGCCCTGAGAAGAAATAAATACGTGAGGTGCAGAAGCGAAATATATATCCGGACTCCTTGAGAAAGTCCTGGGCGGTCAGCTTGTTGGATTCCAGCACTCTCTCGAGTCGGCGCATGGCGTTGAGTGTCTGCGGCTTCCAGGTGGGTGAGACCTTCACCATTTCCGCGCCATGGTACATGTAGAGACATAGCAGGTAAGCTTCGATGTGGGCCTGCAGCTCGTTCTTGCCGGACTGCCTAGGGAACATGATCACGAAGGTCCTTCCGGCTTTGCTCTTGATCGAATCCAGAATCGCATAAAACGGCGCTCTCTGATAGTCGCGCAGCTGTATGGGTGTGGCTTGCTGCACAAACTCGGCCGGATCCATAAGGCATTGTCGGATAACCTTCACCAGCTGCAGATCTCTTTTCGATTTTTCCGGATTCATTTTTCATCTGGACCCCAGCCAGGCGGCGATTGCAGCCGCGATTAAAGTTAAGGCAGCCTGGCCGGCTTGAAAGATTGTGGTTGAAGTTTTGTTAGTGATCACTGAGTCGTCAACAACTCTGATGCGCTGCTCGTGATCATCCATGGTTCGGCGCGTGTTCTGCAGGTCAGCACGGATCTGTTGTAGTTTTTCCGTTTCCAGCTTCTCGTGATGGATCAATTCCTTCTCGATCCGCTGAAAGCGAGACTCTAAAGAGTCTTTCAGTCTTTGAAATTGTTCGTGCAGTAATTGGGCTTGTAAGTCTTCCATCCCTCTCCAATTCTTCAAGCGCGATTTTTAGGCAGCGCTTAATCCGTGATGGGTTCGCCGAGGCCAAGTTCATGGCTAATTCCTCCGATCGCCTCTGACAGCAGATCAAGCACAGAAGAGCCACCGCCGGACACCACCTGTTGGGTCCTGATCAGCGCAGCAAGTCGGGTGGATGCTGCCCCCAAGGTGTTGAGCGTTCTGGACCATTGATCAAGAGTTTGCTTGTCGTCGTCGTCAGCATATTCAAAAACCCGCCGGATGATCACGCGCAGCAGCGCGATTTCATCTTCCAAGCCATCACCCAGGGCGGTATCAAGGTCCTGGATTTCCAACGGCTTGAAACGCTTGGAGTAGAACCCGTGCTTGAATGCGTTCCAATTTCCGTTCGGCGCACCTCGTTTTCTTCTCGTGTTGTTCATCTCGTTTAAAGCTTTCTCCTTTCATAGGAGCAGTGCGCAAGAGCGCGCTGCAGATATCCACAGAGTGACTGGAAACCGTCCCCGCAGGGGTATGTGACTTCCTCGGAGCGTTTCAAAAAAGTGAAACGCGCAGATGCATGATGTGAAAAAGCATCAAGCTTTTGTCACTTCAGGCAATGCCACTATCATGACGAGGGCAGGGTTCGGCAGGCCGGCCCGGGCGGGCGGAGGGGTTCCCGCCCAATCTCGAGGGTGGTTCCCGGAGGGGTTCCCGCCCAATCTCCTCTCCCCAGAGGGGAGAGGGCAGGGTGAGGGGTTTATCTTCCGCTCCCCGGCCCGGCAATTGGCTGTCTTTCCAGCGCCGGCCTGCCTTGTTGGTCATGTCACTGCGAGCGAAGCGTGGCAGTCTCCC